GGCTCTACTCACCAGACTAGTCAGTACTAAAGGTGGATACTATTTGCTGATCTTAACTGCTTGAGTAACCCAATGTGGAAGCACTGAGCCACTGAAGAAGTCATCCTCGACGATGTCACTGATCAAGGAAGCGGAATAAGTATCGTAACCAATATTCCCTGAACCGATGACACACTCTGGGGTGCTGATAAAAAGTCCAAACTGAAAGGTGTCCCCAGCGGCCACCCACAGCCTCATCCGACCGTTTAGGATAACTCCCGGAGGAGCACCCGTACCCAACACTTGGTCTGTCGGGTTGGTCGCCGCAATCGCTATCGTTCCACTTGACGCTTGATTTCTTGCGGGAAAATCAATCGCGCTTTGCTGAGTCATACAGAATTTAAATGTAGACATGAAAGGAATCTCCACGGTCGTATAGTTCGTCGCCGGGTCGGTAGATGTCATTGCCATTCCAGAATTGAAAAAGGACGGCTGTCTCGAATGCTGCGCGGTCGCCATGATAGCTAAACCGCTAGTGCCCGAGGGTGTAAATGGCACAAACGTGACCTGAACGGTGTCGCTGTAACTTGCTGCTGGATAACCATTCAAAGCTGACGCAGTGGGAAAAGTGAACGTCGGATAGGGCAGTCTCGGCTGTCCTGATCCCGTCGCAGTTAGGACTGGAATTCGATTCCAGGTTGGATCGTACTGCACCCGCAAGTTAAACGGGCCCTTCCACGCTCGATAAATCGATCCAAACCACGGGAGCATCCCGCTTCCTCCGGTTGCCACACCCGATCCAAACTCCTGAAAAGCCTGAGTAAAATTCCCTGTAATCAACGTTAAAACAGCAGGACTAATAGTCCCAACTGACGACGCGGACAACATGGCATTATCCACAGTTAACAGGCCTGAAAAGCGCTTGCAGCAATCCACCACACTGTCGATCTTCTCCTCGAAACCGTACCGCACCGCCGTGTGTTGCTCGGTAGCCAAAAGAATCTTCCCACTCTCCGGTCTCGCCACTCCTTCTTCCGTTTCTGCCAAGAATGAAAACGCATTGCCGATTTGAATCGTCGCATTGTTGATGTTAAGTCCACTCACGCGATAATTTGGTCCGCCGCTCTTCCACAGATTGATAGCCACAGTCGATGGTGTGCCTGCTGGTGTAACCAGCGCATTCACTATCCAGATCGAATAAACTCCAGTGAAAAAGTCTCCCGGTGTCTCTCCAACCGGCGCCGTAAGAGATACTGCACCATGAGGAACACGAAGACTACGTCGAGACGAAATAAAGGGAAACACGAATTCAAACTCGTGCTGCACTGAATTCAACTCAATATAGCCAATCATATCACTCATAGCCGCATCCAACGACGCCGGGAAAACATAGGAACCATAATGCGCTGCAACCATCAACCTACCCGTGTGGTAAGTCGATGCCACCAAGTCCATAGTCAAGATGATCTCTCCCCGCCACACATCGAACTTCATGGATACAAAGTCCAATATCGTTGGTGAAAACGTTGTCCCAAGAGGTAACTGATACACTGTTGCCAGCGGACCAATCACACTCCCGTACAGCATTGTTCCTGAAGCTCCGCTCACATCCCACGTAACAGTGTTCTCGAACATCTTCTTCTGCACGAGCCAACTAATAGATGTTTCATCCACGGTGTTGCCGAAGTCCTGCGGCTCTGCCAAGTCCTGTTCACCCGGGTTAAGTTTTAACACTTCGCCCGCGATCACATTGTTCGCATTCGCAAAATTACCAAGCGCCTGTCTTACCACAGCTGCTCCTTCCAATCCCACAAGGGGCTTGTCGAAAGCGGCTGCGGGGATAGACACTTCGGCCTTCGCACCACGCGCAAATTCATTTCCCATCTTCTCAATCGGCCCTGCCTTCATCGCACTGTTCTTCAAGTTGTAACTGATCGAATTTCCTTCCGGTCTTGCCACTCCTTCCGCGTCTTCCACACGTTCTTCCATCTCCCGAATTACCATCTCAAGTACCCGAGTGCCTCGCAAAGCTTCGATTTGATCGTCCTGCTGGACGGTCGCCTCTCCCCCTGGCAAAGCTCTCCGCACCTGCCGTAACCGGGCCTTCAAAATCCCTTCCATCTCTTCCAGATCTCCCGCATGTCGCATAACAGACAGGTTCCTCGGATGAGGAATGTGGAACTTCGCTTCCATAAACTGCACATGCACAGAAACCGACACACTCGACGACGCTCCCGTCCCGGCGGCCAAAGGTGTAAATACCTCCAAAAACACACTACCCATCATATCAGATGTAGTCTGTTGAATTAGATTAATGAACTCCAAAGGACACTGAAACGGAACTGTCAACGCGACTGTCGAACTCCTCGATGGATCCAACATGCAATGCTGCAGCCCTGACTGCCGAATCCGATTACCATTGTAACGGATACTCGAATAGGTCTGGTCTATCATAGGTGCATGATATAGAATCAAGCGACCGGTATGAAACTGCGTCCCTGAGACGGTTGCGGTGATCTTCACAGTACCGCGCCAATAAGCAAATAAACTAAACGGCTCGTGCGTAACACTCGTCGCTGAGATCATCCCAAATGGCAACAACCAACTCCTGAGCACAGTTCCCTGACCCATCGCCGTAGTCCACGGTGACACCGAGACCAACACGCTCTTCTCCACCATGTTCTTCATGTCCCACTCTCGATCGGACATTCCATCCCTGCCGAGGGGGGCCGCACTCGTTGCGCCCTCCAGTGGTGTCTCGACAGTCTCTGACTGGGCAACTATCGTAGTTCCCATCAATGGATCTTTCGTCACAACTTCCGTCGACAACTCCACATCTCCTCCGGTAATGACGCGCCCGGACTGCGCCGCGGCCACTCCTTCATAGCGCCGCGCGAACTCCCACATCTGATCGATGCCACCCGTCGTCTTATAGGTGACTAAAGGAAGTCCATTCTTCTTCGCCCAATGATTCGCGAAAAACTCATAACTAGGTAAAACAAAAAGCCTGTTGGGGCCCAATGCATTCACCACTGCCATAACTTTCTCACAAAAATTGTCGAAGAACTCAGGTCCATAGAACCAAGCGTACCTGCAGGCGTCCGCGCAACTTTCATTGCACAACGTCCACGGGTCCGCCGAATCCGTCACCCAATTCGTCAACTCCGCGATGACTTCCTGTCCGATGACAGGAAGCCACTGCTTGCCAACCTTCCGCGATCCTCTCTTCAAAAACGTCCACTCTCGCAAGTACCCGTACGGCTTCATACTCTCCTCGTTCTTATCTGGAGCAGTATACTCAATGCCAATCGATCGCAAAAACGCACTGATGCGCACCATGTTGAAAAACAAAAGTGCCGCCCGCCGAACAGCGTACACGTGATCGTCACCGTACACTTTCCCACGCGTGTTCCTTGCAAAGAAAACAAGATCACGCTCGTCCTCCGGTGCCAGTTCGTACCAACACACAGCCATCATGAACTCACCCTGATCGGTGTTCAAGTTCGTCGTTCCAGGAAACCCAGACGGGACCCCGTGATGCTTCATCAGCATCGTCGTCCCGCACAACAGAATCGTATGGATAACTTCGTCATAGAGTACACGCCTAATGAGAGCGTTCTCTTCTCCGTCGTCATACCACGCGTTAATGTTGTTCACATGCGCTGCCATCACCTCTGCCTTCACTGATCCGTCCCAGTTACCGTAGTCTCCCGCGATACCCACGTCCGAAACCTCCAACAGGTGCTCCATCAACTTCGTCCACTGCATGGACTCCACATCAATGCCCGGCGTCGAGTAATATACGTTCGAATTCCTCAACTGTGCACTGATGTACGCTAGAAAGTACTGCCGCACCAAGATCGTAAAATCCAGGGGCATAATGATGAACACTCTCGTCTTTCCAGCTCGCACCTTCGCCAACGGTCTTCTCTCGTCCTTCAAACAGGAATAAGCCACACTCCACATGCGCTTACCTCGCTTAGCTAAAGCTAGTCGCGTATCCAGTCGCTCTCGCAGCTCCTGGTCGCTAACCACTAGCTCGTTCTCTTCTCCAGTGAAAAACTGACGTTTGCCAGAAACCTTCATGCCCTTGCGGACAACATAAGGCATCCCAGCACTCGTCTGCATATTCATAGAATCACAGAACGCCAAACAGGCTTTCCCATTTATCGCTTCCTTCTCAGTCATAATGAATCTCGGTTCTCTCGCAAGCACCTGACAAATCTGATCTCTGGTGTACTTCTGCGCTGCACGCATCGTCTCCACATCGAGTGGAGGACTCTCCTTTCCGTACTTCTCAGTCCCAGCCACTAGCATCGATATGCCTGGCTTCTCCAAACGTTCGTCAAAAGGACTCAAGCACGCCGGTTCCGTCACATGACGAAACACACGATCGAACAAAGGACTTCTCCTGATCCGCGTCCGCTCCGGTGAGCGTGGGGCTTCCGACCCCGCAACAACTCCAATGACAGAGAAGTCGCCCTGCGGCACCGCTCGCCCCTCAGGATGAGGGGCAAGGTCCACAGGTCTCTTCGGTGGTAACACTTGCAAAGGCAACTTCGACAGTCCCTTCTCCAGGTCTTCAAACGTCACGATCTCCGCCACGCCCTTATTGTCGGTTGGTACGCCAGCAACATGCATTCCAAGAATCTTGTTAGGGATCCTCGAATTGTACGCTACTACTATCGAACCACACATTCCAGGCTGGGTATCAACATATGTGTCAATACTCGTGAAAACTCGCATGATCTCCGCTTCCGAACTCATCACATCCGAATCATGAGGATAACTCAAAGGGGGACGGTTGTCCTCCTCTCGGTCATTCACCTTCATACGGCCAACGAATATCGTACTCGTCGCCTTATCATCTCGCTCCCACGTTACGATGGTACCAGGGCACTCATAAATACTCCCGAGGTCTGCAACTCGCACGAACTTGCTCACGCAATCTCGATACGACATCGCTCGATCTCCAAAGTAATACAGCACCACGTCCTTCAGTCCTCCGTCAACTCCGTTCTCAATGAAAACCAGGTTCTTCGGGTCAAACTTCACAGTCATCTTCCGTTCCGCATACACAACAGTCAACAAGGTGTTGGCTGGAATGAGCATCCCACGCGCTTCAATAAAGAAGTGGCGGGGTATCAATCCAACCTTGCCTCGCACCATCATGCCAAGAATAAACTTCTCCGATGTCCTTCCGTCTGCCAAACTACGCTCCGATGAGATCTGGAACATATTCGGCATCACACACTTGTGCGCAATGTCTCTCGCATTCGGGTCATTCGTTCCTTCGGGTCTGATAAACGCACACTCGGGGGTCACACTAGGCAGTGCACTCCCGATGTCGCCAAACACAGTAGTCTCAAAAGCCGCATCCATTGCTGAATACAACTCTCGAACCTCCTGCATCATCGACTCACGTTCTTCGGTTCCAATCTCTTGATCTTCCGCATCTCGCACAAACTGACGCAATCTCCCACGAAGGGAAACTGCACGCATCAACAGGTCGTCGAACCTGTCACGCTGCTCGTCCGTCAAGTCTTCTTCTCGAATCTTCTCTTGCAATCGCTCGATCTTCGTCTGTCCCACAACCAGGGACTCTGCCACTATCGCATTCGGGGTCAACTTCGCTTTCACGATTTCAACCTCGGCTTTGATAGCAACAGATTTCACATAGTCAAGAACTCTTTGCGAATGTTCAGGTGATACAACTTCCTTGCGGAGCTCCATCTCCTTCAACACTCGCACTTCATCCTCAGCTTGCAAAACCTCTCGCATCGCATCACTCGACGGCGACACCTCCTTCAAGATGTCCTTCTTCCGCTTCAGTAACTCGCCACTCTCGTTGACAACTCGCTGTCTCGGCTGCTTCCGCATATTCTTCGTACGCTCTGAAACGCTCTCAGGCTTCAACTCTCCTCTCTTTGCAAAGAAAAGGGCTAAAAGTCCAAGAACAGTTCCAGAAAGCGCACACAGCGCCAAAAACTTCTTCAACCGGGGATGTCTCTCCGACCACGACCTCTGATCTTCTTCCGCTCGGGCCATCACTTCTTCTCGCACTGCATCCTGCAGTCCCGGAGTCAAAACACTCACGTCTTTCAACTTCAGTCCTACTTTCTGCATCCGCTCGACCAACGTTAACACTTCAGGTCTCGCTTCTCCTTCGGGCTCTACATACGTGTAGAGGGCCCCATCAGCATCATAGTCATAACGCTGATCCAAGGTCTCATGATGTAACGATCTCGACCTCGGCCCAAAGAAGTCATTCTCCGGCTCCGCTCGCAAACGATCCAAAATCTCACTGGTGGAAAACTCCTTCTCCATCTCGACCTCATGCGCCACATGCGCAGCATACTCACGACGAGTAACTCGCAACATCGTCTCGAAATTAACAGGCTGACCATTTCTTCCCGACACACAGGGGTCTGCTCGCACAAACTCCAAGTGTCCAAAATCTCTAGTCCGCTTCGTCAAATCCAACGATCCTCCAGGCAATCGACATTCAGGTCTCGGTCTCACCAGCCACAACAAGTGGCGTCTTCTCCACAAGGCCATCTCAACTCTGATCTTTGGGTCCGGCGTCGGATAAGGCATGTTCGAACACGCAATCACGATCTTCGATGTAAACTGCGT